TCGGATTTTGAAATAAAGTGTTTGGTCTTAAAGCATGATGATGAAACTTGTTTGCGTATGAAAGATTGTACCTACCAAGAAGAAATACAATATCTAATTGCCAACGAAAATAGAAATAAATTCATTAAGAATCTGGCGGTTAGTTTAGGTAATAATACCTTAATTCTATATCAAATGGTTGACAAACATGGTCAAATACTATATGATATGATTAAGAACACTAAGAACATTGGCAATAGAAAAGTATTCTTTGTTCATGGCGGTACTGATACTGCCGATAGAGAAGAAATAAGAAGAATAATGGAGATAGAAAATGATGCGATTGTTGTTGCATCTTTTGGTACTTTTAGCACTGGTATCAACATTCGCAATCTACACAATATCATCTTTGCAAGTCCTTCTAAGTCAAGGATACGCAATCTGCAATCTATCGGTAGAGGACTACGGCAAGCAGAAGGCAAAGAAAGAGCCACATTATATGACATAGCCGATGATTTACGATATAAGAAACATATGAATTTTACATTAAAACATTTTGTTGAACGAGTTAAGATTTACACGGAAGAGAAGTTCCCATTCAAAATATATAAGATAGGACTAAAAAAATGAACGCAATAAAGATAGTTCGATTAAAGAATGGTGAAGATATTATTGGTATGTTGCATGATGCTGATAATGGAGATTATGAAATAACCGAACCAATGTCGGTATCGGTTGTTCAAAAAGGACATCAAAGTGGACTTGTAATGCAACATTGGTTACCAGTTCAGTTAATTAAAAAGAATGAAATCAAAATCAATCCTCGTGATGTTCTTACCATGTTTGAACCTAACGATGAGTTTGCAGAATACTATACAAATACCGTAGAAAAGATTAACGAGTTATTGAAAGCAAAAAGTCTTGCTGATGAAATGACAGATGAAGAAATTGAAGATATTATGGATGCTTTAGATGATGGTGAACACCAAACATTACATTGAATTAATTATTAATCTCATGGGTCAACACCGAGAACTATACTCTCTGTCAAGCCCTTTGTCAACAACTTTTTGTGGTATATTTTATGGCTAAGCAAAAACATTACATCAATAACGAAGATTTTCTTAAAGCACTGGTCGATTATAAGGCAGCTTGTAAACTGGCAAAGAAAGAAAAAAGACCACCTCCAGCGATTCCAAACTACATTGGAGAGTGTTTTATGAAGATAGCAGAGGGTTTATCACACAAACCTAACTTCATAAACTACACATACCGTGATGAAATGATGTCGGATGGTATTGAGAACTGTCTACAATACTTTGATAATTTTGATCCAGCCAAATCCAAGAACCCATTTGCATATTTTACACAGATTGTATACTTTGCCTTTCTCCGTAGAATCTCCAAAGAGAAGAAACAACTATATGTCAAGTATAAATCCACAGAACAGATTGGCATCCTAGACGAGTTTGAGATGCTGGAGTTTGAGGACGGTACTTCCAAACAGTTTGAATTGTATGACAACATAGCCGAATTCATTGAAAACTACGAAGATGCTAAAAAGGCAAAGAAAGACTCTGCAACGGCAAAGAAAACAAAAGGGCTTGAAAAGTTTTTAGGAGAATGATATAATGTATAAAGTTACTTATTTGTGTGAAGATTATGTTCTCACAAAAGAATTTGAAAAATTTGATGACGCTGCCACATTTGGCATTAAACAACCAATTGATTCTGTATTAGAAATAAAATATTATGACAACATCGACCACAGAAAACCAGACCGCAACTAAAGTTGCCATCATTACTGACCAACACTTTGGTGCTCGTAATGATTCAATACACTTCCTTGATTATTATGAAAGATTCTATTCTGGCACTTTCTTTCCAGCTCTTGAAGAACACGGCATTGGTACTGTTCTTATTTTGGGTGATACGTTTGACCGTAGAAAATATGTAAACTTCTATACACTTAAGCGTGCTAGAGAAATGTTCTTTGACAAGTTATATGCCAAAGGCATTCAAGTTCATATGTTGGCAGGTAACCATGACACCTATTTTAAAAATACCAACGAAGTAAACTCTGTTGATTTACTATTACAAGAGTATACCAACATCAATGTCATATCTTCACCACAAACCATTCATTTAAAATATAGTGACACGAGTTATGATATCTGCATGATGCCATGGATTTGTCCAGAGAATTACAATAATAGTCTGGCAGAATTACAAAACACATCCGCTGATATTTGCATGGGTCATTTTGAGATACAAGGATTTGCCATGTATCGTGGTATGCCAAGCCAAGAAGGATTAAGCCGTGAGTTATTCAGAAAGTTTGATTTTACTTTTTCTGGCCACTATCATCATCGTAGTGCAGCTGACGGTATTCATTATCTTGGAAATCCGTATGAACTTACTTGGCAAGATTATAATGACACTAGAGGGTTTCATATTTTTGACCTTGATACTCGTGACCTTACTTTCATAGAGAATCCAAATGTGATGTTTCACAAAATCACATATGACGATAAAGAAGAAAGTATTACCGAGATTACCAATAAAGATGTGAGTAAGTTTGCCAATACCTATGTGAAAGTTGTGGTAATCAACAAAACTAATCCCTATCTGTTTGACAAGTTCATGGAGAAATTATATCAGGTTAATCCTGTCGATATTACCATTGCGGAAGACTTTACAGACTTGACAGAAGGTCTGGAAGATGATATGATTGACCAAGCAGAAGATACTTTGACTATTATTAACAAGTATGTCGATAATATTCAAGAAGAACACATTGACAATGACCGCCTCAAAACTGTGTTAAAAGAACTGTATGTTGAGGCATTGAATACTGAACAAGCATAGGAGAGTAAAATGACAGAACAAACACCAAAAACAGAAACACCACAACCAGAACAAGAACTGACTTTTGTATTTAAAGTTTCTGAAATCAATTTAATTTTGAGTTCTTTAGAGGAATTACCACATAAAGTTAGCCGAAAGATGATTGATAATATTTTTGCACAAGCACAACCACAATTACCACCACCACAAACTAATTCGTAATGATTATTTTTGAAAAAGTCCGTTGGAAGAATTTTCTTTCAACGGGTGCAAACTTTACTGAAATAAATTTAACAAGGTCACCAAACACACTCATCATTGGCAATAATGGTGCAGGTAAATCAACTGTTCTAGATGCGTTGTGTTTTGGCCTATTTGGTAAACCATTTCGTAAAATCAACAAACCACAGTTATTAAATTCAATCAATCAAGCAGATTGTGTTGTAGAGATAGAATTTACTATTGGCAAACGAATGTATAAAGTCATTCGTGGCATCAAACCAAACACATTTGAAATCTATTGTAATGGTGTTCTGGTTGACCAAGATGCCAAGGCCAAAGACTACCAAGAACATCTAGAAAAGTTTATTCTCAAATTAAACTATAAATCATTTACACAGGTGGTGATTCTAGGTTCGGCTTCATTTGTTCCTTTCATGCAGCTGTCACCAGCAGATAGGCGTGCCATCATTGAGGACTTATTGGACATTCAAATATTCTCCACAATGAATGGTGTGGTCAAAGAAAAAATGTCCGTTATTAAAGATGCTTCCACAAAAAACAAATATGAAATGGACTTGACTGCTGAAAAGATTAATATGCAGAAAGAGGCTATTGAAGAACATAAGAAACACAATGATGCCGAAATTGAAAAGAAACGGCAAGAAATAGAACAATCAGAACAACAATGCCAGACTATTGGTAAGAACATTATGTTGATACAAAAACATATTGATGTATTACAAAGCCAGATTGCAGACCATATGGTTGTTCAAAAGAAAAGTTCCAAGTTAATACAATATGAGTCCAAGTTGGAATCAAGGTTAAAAAAGATTGAAAAGGATGTAACTTTCTATCACGACCACGATAATTGCCCTACCTGTAAACAAGGTATTGAACATGATTTCAGAACTCAACAGATTGTTACACTAAGTGAAACAAAGAGTGAAGTTGATAAGGCACTAAACGATATTGAAAAACAAATTCAAGAAACTAATGAACGTATTGAAAGAATACAGGAAATCAACAAACATATTTCAGAACATAACAATGAAATTATCAAACAGAATTCTACCGTATCAGCAGCACATTCTTACATTGATAAACTCAGGAAAGAGATTAGTGATTTATCAACCAAGAAAGATTCGTTAGAAGAAGAAAATGCCAAGTTAAAAGAACTCAAGGCTCAAATGAATGAATTGCTTACCAAGCAACAAGAACTTTCAACAGAGAAACAATACTATGAGTTTGCTGGTGCCTTGTTAAAAGATACTGGCATTAAAACTAAAATCATTCGTCAATACTTACCTATTATGAACAAGTTAATTAACAAGTATCTGACAGCAATGGACTTCTTTGTGAACTTTAATATCAATGAATCGTTTGAAGAAACAATCAAGAGCCGTCACCGTGATGAATTTAGTTATGCCAACTTCTCAGAAGGTGAAAAGATGCGTATTGATTTGGCATTACTGTTTACATGGCGCCAGATTGCCAAGTTAAAGAATAGTACCAATACTAATCTGTTAATACTTGATGAGGTATTTGATTCGTCATTGGATGGTGTTGGCACAGAAGAATTCTTGAAGCTGATACATGAGATGGGAACGGACACTAATGTGTTTGTTATATCACATAAAGGTGACCAATTGTTTGATAAGTTTAGGTCAATTATTAAATTTGAAAAGAAAAATAACTTTAGTCAGGTGGCAAAATGAGTGAAATACAAGATGATGGTATAATCAAGTTTAATACCGAAGATACA